GCATTTAAGGTTGATGACATTGAAGAGGCACACAGCCACGTAAACTTCCAGCAATTGGCAAGTGACCGTGCTGCGTATCGTTTGGCTGACCAGTTTGACCAAGACGTTCTTGGTTATCTGTGTGGCTTTAAGCAATCTGCAATTCATGGCGCAGCCGACACAGTTAATACAACTGTTAACGGTTCTGTAGCTGTTTCAACTGCAGGTTCTGACGAACTGCTTTCAAGCATGAAACTAGAAGCTGATGACTTTGGTGGTTCATCAGGTTCATCAATTGGTATCCAGCCCCGTTTGCCGGGTGCTTCATCTGTACCGGGTTCAGGCAATGCCAACCCGACTATGGTTATTGCACGTATGGCCCGTAAGCTGGACCAGCAGAACGTAGACTCACAGGGCCGTTGGCTCGTTGTTGACCCAGTATTCATGGAAGTACTGAAGGACGAAGATTCAAAACTTCTGAACTCAGACTTTGGTGGTTCAGGTCTTCAGAATGGTCTCGTAATCAATAACCTGCACGGCTTCCAAGTGTATGTTTCAAACAACTTGCCTTCAATTGGAACAGGTTCAGATACCACTGGTGGTACTAACGCTTCCAACTATGGCCTGATTGTTGCTGGACATTCATCAGCAGTAGCCACTGCAGAGCAGATTAACAAGACAGAAACATATCGTGACCCTGACAGCTTTGCTGACATCGTTCGTGGTATGCACCTGTATGGTCGCAAGATTCTGCGTCCTGAAGGTCTTGTTAATGCTAAGATTAACTTGGTATAAGGGGAGTATTGAAAAATGGCTAACATTACTGCAGTACTACACCCTGCATCAGGAAACTCACAGCGTGGACGTAATCCGTACTACGTAGATGTCACAATTGACCTGACAACAAATAGCATTGCCCCCGGCGATACTATTCAGGCAATTACCGTACCTGCTAATACGCTAATCATGGCGGCAGGTTTTCAAGTTGTAGAATCTGCAACTATGAATACGGCTACCGATGCAATTGATGGACTAGCACTTTCTACATCAGGCGATACAATTGACTTTGTGTTGGCAGGTAGTGGTGCGTCATTTACAGCAGGTAAGCTACGTGCTTACGCTGTGATGATGGACATCAGCGACCAAGGTAACATGGCTGCTGACGAAGTAGACCGTGACACACTTGCATAAGTAATCACTTAGTAGGGGCAGCTTCGGTTGCCCTTACTTACTCTTTTAGGAATTACATATGGCATACGATTACTTAGACTTGACAAACGAAGTGCTGGCAAGAATGAATGAGGTAGAACTAACCTCTTCTAACTTCGCAACAGGCGCACGTGGATTTCAAGTACAATGTAAAAACGCTGTAAACGATGCTATTAATTATGTCAATCAACGTGAATTTGGTTGGCCTTTTTCACATGCAACTAGCACTGTAACACTGGTGGCAAACACAACTCGTTACACCATACCGACTACAGCTACGCATGTTGATTATGAAACATTTAGAATATCAAAAGATAATACTCTTGGTGTGGCAGGTACAACGCTACGAGTACTTGACTACAAAGAATATGTAGACAGATTTATTGACCAAGAAAGCACTACGGGTGTAGGCGGTGTTCCTATCTATGTGTTTCGTACACCAGATAATAACTACGGTTTATACCCATATCCAGATGCAGCTTACGAATTAAAATTTGAATATTTTGACAGACCTACTGCTCTTTCTGCAGCAACAGATGTACCAACAATACCAGAACAGTTTCGTCAGGTAATTGCAGATGGTGCTACTGCATACGCCTACCAGTATCGTGGTGAAGCACAGCAGTATGGTATTAACTTTTCAAGATTTGAAGAGGGCATCAAACATATGCAGTCAATCCTGTTAAACAGGGTAGACTATGTGAGGTCAACTTATATACCGCACTCGCAGAGATACGGCATTAACACAGCAATGTTTTAGGTGATACATGGCAGACGAATCAGGACTAAGCCCATTTGTCTTTGCCTGTTCTGGGGGATTGGTATTAGACCTATCTACCTTTGATATGCAACCGGGTATGGCACTTGAGTTGCAAAACTTTGAGCCAGACATTAAGGGCGGGTACAGACGTATCTCAGGATACACAAAGTGGAATACTAATATTGTGCCTCAAGACGCTAGTTCCAGTGAAAAGGTTCTAATGTCTGCTTTCTTTAATAACAAAGTTATTGCGGCACGTGGTGGTAAAATACATGAAGCTGGAACAACAGGTAGCTGGACACAGATTGATACTGGCAGAACAAATGCTGGTAAGTACACGCACTTCCGTTACAATCTGGCTGGCACAGATTTTATCGTGTGGGCTGATGGCGCAAATCATGCGACCAAGTATGATGGCACTACTGTTACTGACCTCAACGCAACAGGCGCACCTGCTAACCCAAAGTTTGTAGTTGGATTTAAAGACACACTATTTTTTGCTGGTATGTCTGCTTCGCCACAATCAGTAACTTTTACTGCACCTTTTACTGACAATGATTTTAGTGTAGCTAATGGTGCAGGTACAATAAATGTAGACAGTAATATTACTGGACTGTTTCCGTTTCGTGACCAACTGTTTATCTTTTGTGAAGAACGTATATTTAAACTGGTTGGTAATACCATTGCAGATTTTCAGGTGCTTCCTGTTACACGTGAGATTGGTTGCGTAAACGGACACACTATTCAGGAAGTTGGTGGCGACCTTATCTTTCTTGGTCCAGACGGACTGCGTACTGTTGCTGGTACAGAGAAGATTGGTGACGTTGAACTTGGTACAATTAGCCGACAGGTGCAGCCACGCTTTGAGGGTCTAACAGATGTTGATGAGTTTGACAGCGTAGTTGTACCAGACAAAACACAGTATCGTATATTCTTTTCTAATGCAAATATAACACGTGGTAATACTACAGGCGTTACTGCAGTTAGAAAACAAACATACGAATTTGCAGACCTTCGTGGTATTCGCCCAAGTTGTACAGATTTTATTACGGTACAGGGTGATACTATTGTACTACACGGTGAGTATGATGGGTATGTATATCGTCAAGAACAAGGCAATGACTTTGACGGTAATACAATAACAGGTAAGTATAGGTCTCCTGACTTGTCTATGGGTGACTCAGGCATTCGTAAAAACTTTCAGCGTGTGATTATTAACTATGCACCTGAAGCTGCTGTGAATGCAGACTTGTTTGTAAGATATGATTACGAATCACCTCAAGTCCCACGACCTGCTGCTTATCCGTTTAATACTGCTACCGTTGTGGCTGTTTATGGTTCGTCAGTATATGGTACAGCAACATACGGTGGTCAGTCAAACCCACTGATTAGACAGCCAATTGAAGGTTCAGGGTTTGCCGTAGCACTAAGGGTTAACGACAGGGGTGTATCAGCCCCGTATTCGCTGAAGGGATTTCAGCTAGAATTTGATGTAGGAGCAAGACGCTAATGGCGGGTTATACCAGACAGTCTACATTTACTGACGGTGACATTATTAATGCTGCCGATAGTAATGACGAGTTCAACCAGCTACTCAATGCATTTAGCATTAGCACAGGTCACAAGCATGATGGCACTGCTGCTGAAGGGCCAGTCATTGGTTTAATTGGCGACCCCGGTGTTGCTACGCCAATAAACAAAGTTGTTGTAGACGATACTAATAATCGTGTTGGTGTATTTGTAGATGTATCTGGCAGCACTGTAGAACAGGTTCGTTTTCAAGACGGGGTTATTGTTCCTGTTACTACTAATGATGTAGACTTAGGCACAAGCAGCGTACAGTTTAAGGATTTGTATTTAGATGGTACAGCCACCATTGATGGTCTGGCTATGCCTACCACTACTGTTACGGACATTCTTGATGAAGATAATATGTCCTCTGACAGTGCTACTTCTTTAGCTACACAACAGTCAATTAAAGCATATGTAGACGCACAACTAACTGCAGAGGACTTGGACTTTCAAGCTGATAGTGGTGGCGCACTAGCTATTGACTTAGACAGTGAAACTCTTACCTTTACTGGCGGTACGGGTATTGATACAAGCGGTTCTGGTAATACAGTTACATTTGCTATTGATAGCACAGTTGCCACGCTAACAGGTTCGCAATCGCTTACAAATAAAACAATTGATGTAGACAATAATACAGTATCTAATATTGAAGTAGATAACTTTAAGGGTACAGCGATTGTAACAGAGTCTGAAGGTGTTGGTTCTAGCGACAATGACACATCCATACCTACAACTGCTGCTGTAAAAGATTACGTAGACACACAGATTACTGCGGAAGACTTGGACATTGCAGGTGACAGTGGCACAGGTGCTATTGACTTAGATTCACAGTCTTTAACTATTGCAGGTACGTCCAATGAGATTGAGACATCTGCTTCTGGTCAAACACTTACTATTGGGTTGCCTAACAATGTAACTATAGGCAATAACCTAACTGTTACAGGAGACCTTACTGTTAGTGGTGATGACATCACTATGGGTACAAATACCTCTGGTCACATTATGGTGGCTGACGGTACAAACTTTAACCCAGTTGCTGTGTCTGGTGACGTGACTATCAGCAGTGCTGGTGCAGTTACTATTGCCAGTGGTGCTGTTGAAACAGCAATGGTCAACGCTAATGTTATTACAGGGCAGACTGCAGAAACAAGTGTAGACAGTTCTAATGATTTAGTCCTGTTGTACGACAACTCAGCAACAGCATTACGTAAGATGACTGTTGGTAATCTTGTTAGTTCAGCAGGTGGTCTAACAGACGTTGTATCAGATACAAGCCCACAGCTTGGTGGTGACTTAGATGTAAATGGCAATGACATCGTGTCGGTATCCAATGGTAATATCAACTTGTTACCTAACGGTTCAGGTAAAGTTAACATTGACGGTAATGGCTCATCAGGTGGTGTTACTATTACAGATGGTCTTGTTGATATTCGTACAGGCACAGGCTCACGTTCACAGGTAAAGTTTTACTGTGAGTCCAGTAATGCTCACGCACAAACTTTACAGCCACAACCTCACTCCGCTGGCGTAACAAATACCCTCACCCTACCTGCTGGTGGTAATCAGGAGATTGTAGGTACAACAGCTACCCAAACTTTAACTAACAAAACAATAGATGCTGCTCAGTTATCTGGCACAGTAGCCAATGCACGTTTGGATGCTGAGTTACAGGCAATCGCAGGTTTAACTTCTGCAGCAGATAAAGGTATCCAGTTTACTGGTTCTGGTACGGCTGCGGTTTATGACCTGACAGCAGCAGGTAAAGCACTGCTGGATGATGCTGATGCAACGGCACAACGTAGTACATTAGGATTAGGCTCTGCCGCAGTACTAACAGCAGGTACATCTGCTAACAATGCAGTACAGCTAGACGGGTCTGCTAGACTACCAGCAGTAGATGGGTCACAACTTACTAATCTTCCAGCAGCAGGTGCTACAGCAGGTTTTGCGGTGGCTATGGCAATTGCGCTTTAGCACTTGACACACGTATATAAGTATGATATAATTATACTTAATTAATTAGGAGAAATCATGGCACAGGATTTTGAAAGAAACATTGCAAGGAATGTTGGTACAGCCGCAGTAACTATGCGTACAGCCAACTCCGATGATGCGCTTATTGGTATCAATATTGCTAATGTTACAACTTCCCAAATCAACATGGATGTGTTTATTAACGATGGGTCTAACGACTACTACATTGTTAAGGATGCCCCTATACCTGCAGGGTCAGCTTTGCAGGTGCTTGATGGTGGAGCAAAGGTTGTAATGCAAGCAAGTGACGTACTAAAGGTACAGTCCGATACTGCAAGCAGCGCAGATGTTTGGGTCTCTGTAGTTGACACCATCAGTTCATAAGGAATAGATAATGCCTTTAATCGGTAATCCTATCACTGCAAGTTTTCAGGCTAGACCTGCCACCGAAGAGTTTAATGGTGACGGGTCTACAACCACGTTTACTCTGGGTCAGACAGTAACTCAGGAAGATATTCTAGTATCTGTAGATGGTGTCTTACAGGAAAGTGTTGATGCGTTCACTGTGCCGGACGGTACAACACTCACCTTTACTGCAGCACCGTCAAGCGGAACAGGTAACATCTTTGTAATCTATATGGGTGTGTC